CCCGATTGGAGTGCCTGGCCCCTCCTGAGTCTCGCCCCTAGCAGCCTTCCATTCACCCCAAGCTTGAACATCGGCTTCAGATTGCTGTAAAAGGTAATTTCTCTGCTCTTCCCCTTGTGGAAGCTGGCGAAGGATCTCATCTAATTGTTTTGGAGTGGAAAGTTGCATTATTAAATCCCTCCTGTAGAAAACATTTTAAGGTACTTATCTACAGTCTCTGGACGAGCCTTGGTTGCAGACGCATCAGCCCCTCTAGGTGGTAAGCCGTTTCTAGCCGCAGTCGGGGCTGAAGTCGTTCGTTTTGTCGGGACAACTTTCCGCCGACGATACATTTCTGGCAGTTGAAAAGCCGGAATATACTGCTCGGAACCTGCAACACCTTTCGCGGCTTCAAGCTGGTCATTGTGGTTGTTGATGGCCATGTCTGACTCAGCGTCTGCTACGTCAAGTAGCGCCAGAATTTCAACATCTGTCATTTTACTGATGTCGCCGCCATCAGCTTTTATAAGCAACTCGGTCTCAAAGTTTGAAATCGGGCCGGAGCCGGTTAACTTCTTCCGAGCCGCAAGGATCAGATAGTTCAAATTTTGCTCAATAATCTGCCTTTGCTCACGACCACCCTTGTTAATGCCCGCAACTCGTTCTACCCAATTCATAGCTCCGCTAAATGGTCCAGTGTCCGCTCTGCCGGTGTTTAAAGCTTTTCGTATACGTCCTACAGCAGTCTTAGTTCCGATAGCACCCATGGCTGCTTCACGGGAGGTTTTTAAGATATCAACTTGTGCTTTAGAGAAATCCTCCGCATTATTAACAGTGATTTTCGAGTTCGGAGCTCCCGCAGCTGCCACGCGAGTCTTAGCATCCAAAGCTGGCTGGTTGACTACAGGCTTACCATCTGGACCACGAATAACTGACTCGGTAAGGTTCTGCGGAAGAACAGTGCCCGGAGTCTGTCTTTGCAGCGCCACAGCTACATCATTAATATTGGTAATAACAGGAGGGAGTTGAAAGCCTCCAGTCGCCGGACGGATGTCCCCTGCCTTATTTGTTTGAACAGTAACAGGCTTACCGTCTGCTCCGAGCATCTCAACCGGAGTATTAAATTCTTGTTTATTCTTCAGCCCTTCTCCAAGAGCCTTTTCATAAGGATCGAGTCTAGCTCTCAACCACTGATTGCTTCCCCATTTCTGGACAAGCTGTGCAGGTTCCAACCCCGCTGCAAGGTCGGCTTCAAACCCCTGATTGGCTCTAGTGACTTCCTGCTTTATCTGCTCTTGAATACTAGCTTCTTCCTTATCAGCATCTTTCTGTATCGACTTACCTGCCCATGTTTGCGCGAGGCTGCCAAGTAACTGTGCCCAAGACCGAACATCGCCCTGCGGCCCTGCCATACCTTGCTGCATGAGGGCTTCGCCAATGCGACGTTTACGGGCAACGCTGCCTTGCAGGCTTTCATACCCTGTAGGGATGTAAGGAGTTTGCCCTTTATTCGCTAGGGTAGGAGTTTCATTATCTTTAAGCATAGTTATTTACTTCCCCCACTTGCCAATAGCCGCCCCGCCGAGGGAACCAAGCCCCCCAAGCATCGCGCTGAAGTTAGCCATCTTGGCTTTATAGGCATCCATCTGCGCTCCGTATTGATCGTTCGTGGCGGCGTAGACGGGGGCTGCGGCTACTTGAGCTCCTGTAGAGACATTCCCGAACTGAGGCATTGAAACCTGATTACCACTGCGTAGAGCATTTAGCATATTCAGTGGCTGATTTTTGAGGTAATCCGCTTCCTGAAGTGCCTGTGCCCGGGCTTGGTTTTGGAACTGTCCGCTGGCAAGTCCTTGATTAAACGTAGACTCTCTAGCTTGATTTCCGGCTTGCAGAGCTTGAAGTTTCTGTGCAAAATCCTGCACAGCGGCTTCATTACCAAACTGTGCTTGTGCCGCGTTCTGCCCGAATTGCTGTTGCTGTTGTGCGTTTGTAAGCTCCGCCGCGGCCATATCCTGACCAAACTTAGACGCCTGTGCGGTGTTAAACAAACTCCCCTGCGACATGGCCTCACTAACGCCTTGGTTACGTAAGTTCATAGCATTGGTAAATTGTCTCTGCTGCTCCCCAGTCCCGGCGAGTATCGACTGCATAAAGGCATCATTGTCGTTCTGTCCGAGGGTTTGCTGCTCACGATTATACGCATCGGAGCCCATATTAAGGCCTTGATTGGCTAGAACAGTTTCACGAGACTGTCGCTGCCGTTCCAACTCCGGACGCATACGAGACATGAGAGCTTCAGTAACCCGATCTCTGTCTGTTGCGAAGTCATCAAAGGTAGGCGCACGAGAGGCTTTGGAGAAATCATACTGGTTTTGGAAGTCGGCATTTGAGACCCTGCCGGCCAAAGGTCCCGCACTTGCTATGGTTCGAGTAAGATTTGTCGGGGTTATCGAGCCATCCATAGACTGGACTTGCGGACCTGTTGCCATCGTAGGCAAGCTTCCAACGTCAACAGGAGTTGCACTGGCTTGGTCTACATACCCAATTCCTCTTGACGCAAGGTCATTCAATGCTGTGGAGATTTGATTGTTCTGGTCATATAGCTTTTGCTGTGACGCACTTAACGCCGTGGTCGCAGTTGTGCGGGGGATTATTGTCCCGTCTGGAAGCCTCTGTCCATTCTCATAATCATACGAAAACGTCAAACTCCCATCCGGCCCGACTTGATTAGGCTGGTTCAGGTAATTAGTCGCAAGGGCGGAATTAAGATTCGCCTCGCCCTGCTTTTGAGCCGCTGCTGTGTAATCAGGTGCTACTGGTGCTTTGGGCTTGCCCACGATACTTATCCTTCAAATTAAGCCATTTACAGTCTGATTTAGCGAGCGTGTAAATCAGTAAATCCCCTTTCGGGCTGGCGTCTTGAAGGGTGGCCTCTAGACTAAATCCGATATGCTCTATAAACCTTCGGCTATCGGTATTGTCGCTTTCTACCGGCGACATGATTTTGTTTACTTTTAACTCTTCAAAAGGGTAATGAAAAACATACCAGAGGAATTCTCTATTTAACCATGCTTTCCCTTCCCCTGCGCAGTGAAGCATGATCGAAGCTCCATTACATCCCTCGTAATAAACCGCTGCGACTGGTGAGTCAAGCACTGTATCGTAAAGTCCGATAGTAATGCCTTTATTGAGCATCCAATGGCCTTCAACCTTATCCATCAGCCACGGGCCGAAGATATTGTCGTAGCCGGTAACTATTATCTTCATAAAATCCCTGCGGGCCTGACGGCGAAGTCGGTGGAGGTCCACGAAAACCTCGCAGTGGAAGTTACAAGCTGCATCTTCAGTGAATACAAATATCCGAGATCGTTCGGAACAGTCAGCCATTTACTCTCAACGGAGTTTATACTCGAAGACCAGACAGCTGTATCCCACAAACTTGTGTTCCATAGACTCATATTCAGCGAGGGGAGATAGATATTTTGGGTAGAGGATGTGTTGTCTTTATAATCTACGTCGAGACTTAAGGCCAGCATAGCTTGTCCCTCAACCGCTACGTTTGCTCTCGCCAAGCTTACATTTTTCTGCCCACCTACTCCTAGCTTGTTATAAGCCTGTGCAATCTGTCCGGTTATTGGCAAGCCAGAGTCACTCAACCCTCCCCAAGCTTTTTTTACAACAGTCTGGCCGGCAAAGTATAATTCACCGTTAAATACCGTAAAGCATCGAGCATTCCAACCAACAAATCTGCACCAAGCTTTGGTGATACTATTCATTATGTATTGATAAGATACGTTATCAGCCGATATAGGCACATTAACTATAAGAGCATTAGCGTCAGGATAAGTCACAGCCTCCCAACCACTAACACCTCCATAAGCTGAAGTAGCGGCTAAAAATGCTCCGTCGATCTTGAAGCTGATTGCTTGTGATCTGTCAATGGTAGCGGATAGTAATTGCTTAGACAGCGGGAAGCAGCCTTGTTTTGAGAGATACAATAAATCTCCACCATAGCGAGTCAGGCACCTTTTACCAATAGGCTCCCCAACATAGTAAATACCGACTAAAGCAAAGTTAGCTGTGGATGCTGGATCAGTGCCTTGGTATACCGCCAATTCCCCTCCCGAACTTACTATAACGAGCAAGTCATCCACACCCTTGCCGCCGTCGATTGTCCAACTGGCTACCGCAACAACCCTACCGCCACGGGCGAATAAAGGTCCGACAGGGAACCGAGTTGCGGCCCCTCCAATAGCATCAGTCGCCAAATACCAAAGGTCCATAGAGGATTTTTCTGTGAACCATAGCCGCCTTTTGTGTATGCAGAGGTTTTCGAGATTACTTGTCACAACCCCCGAAATAGCTGGCGTGGAGACAGCATCTACGTCAGTCCAAGAAGTTCCATTGTAGAGTTTTAGCTTATCTACCCCATTCACAGCTACGAGAAAAGCCCCTGCAGTGTTGATGAAGCTGACGGAGTTCCATTCCCCATTAGTGCAAGTAGTTACTGCTGAACCCGCTGGGCCTGGGGAAGTTGCATTATAGATGCCTGTGCTGGTGGAAACAAATAGAGTGCCACCAATCGGCTTGTTATAAGGTAAAAATGCACGAGCGTTTGAGGGGAGTCCGGTTAGCCAGTTACTTGAGCCTGGGCGTAGACTCACGTCAGAAGTTCCCGGAAAAAAGTTATCCATAACCACAGCATCAAGGGCAGGCATAGAAGCTAATGAGTCCCTTGCATTCCATCCGCCGACAGGGGCCGGAACAGTAGTAGTCCGCGCCGTAGCTTCGTTTTGGGGTATTGACTTATACCCTGATCGCTGGGAAGGCCCTCGCCTCGGACCGCGCATTATACGTTCCAGTTGCCAGAAGGGACAAAAATCCCTGGACTTATATCCGGCAAAGATGTTTGGGAAATGTTGTAATCCCTCGGAACCTTATTCCGTGCTATGTGGTTATTCAGCATGGAGTAGAATTTCTCCTCATCTGCTTGATACGGCAGACCTTTGATCTGCTTCCAGCGATACATAATACCACGGAGTAAGATTTTTTCTGGAAGGGCGAAAGTGTCGCTATCCTCGACGAATCGAGGTTTGTAAGTAACTCCGTCATTGTCGAGAATAGCCCATGAACTTGCGTATTCGAAGTAAACCTGACTGAAAGGGGTGGAGGGGACGGGATTGATGAGCATCTCATCCCCTCTTAAGCGGAATTTATAGAAAGGTCCGGGATTAGGTATGGCCTTGACCTGCTGCCACTCTATCTCTGTCAAAGGTCCGTGAAGAGGTCGGCGGAGGGTTCTGTCGAAGAAAGTTCCTGTGTAGGCATACATAAACCCTTCTGTATTTGCGAGGGTTGTGAGCTTCCCCTGACTTTCCGAGGCGATCATTGTGAAGTTACCTTCGCGCGTAATGCCTTGAAATTTCGACTCGTCTGTTATATCATCAACAAGCTGCTGAGCGATGCCGAGAAGCTGCTGGACAGTGGTGTCAGCTCCGCCGATTACTAAATTAGGCACATTAAGTGCATGTATCCGGCAGTGATCTTGTATCACAGTCAGCAGCGACATGGTTAAGAGTCCTTTTCGTCCTGTGAAGCTTCCAAAGCGGCTTCAGCCTTTTCCTTCGCTTTTGTAAGGGTTTCGACTGATTTGGTTAGTGTTTGAACTTGCTGGCGGAGGTCATTTAACTCTTCCGCCGTTTTGCCTGTGGTGTCGGCTGAGTCGAGCCAAGCCTTGGCTTTCTCTTTCAAAGCTCGAGCTCCCATACCTATCGCAGTTAGGGTAGACTCATTCGCCGCGACTAGATCTTCCAAAGTCCGCACGTTGGCGTCGAGAATGGCCTTGGCCTGTGAAGGGCTGAGCGCTGGCCAACTCATGATAGGAGTCCCGTCCTCGGGAACTTCACGAGTTTCGCACCAAATCTTATATTTCCGAGTGTAGGCTTCAAGCCACTCTCCCGGAATACGTTCTTGCCGAACACCTTCAGCCATGCCGTCTAGCCATTCCTCTGCGACCTTCTCAATGCGATCTTTAGACCCGCTCGGAGTGACTATGGCGTAATTAACGTCTTTGCCGACGAAATGTCCTGCTGCCATACTTGCTGCACGATCTTCAATAGACCGAACCTCGAAAGTGACATAAGGAGGTCTTACTTGTTGTTCCATATTAAATACCTTTCAGGGCTGGAAAGTGACGCTGTGGTGGAGAATTAAAGGGAAAAACCTCCACCACAGTCGCCTTTGACATCGCTTAGGTGATTGCACCCTGAGCGAATGGACGGTTAATGTGCAACACGTTGTAGAAGATTGTCGCGTTGTTGTAAGTCGCAGTGACCGAGCCGTTGACAGCGGCTGTTGTCGCAGCACTTAGCGTCACCTGAGTCCCGTCCGGCGAGATGTCGGTGATGGTAGTCCCTGCCGCGATACCAGTGCCGGACAGGTAAGCACCGATGAACCAGCCATCGGAGTTTGTTACCTGCAAACGGTTCGAACCGGAGTTTGCGACCGAGTTGGCTTTAACAACCGTGGTAGTCGCAGGAGCAACAACGCGAGCGTTGACGATCTGCTTACCGGCGGAGTTAGCACCAAGCTGGCCAGCGGCCACGATACCTGTAGCAGTGTTGGCTGCTACAGTAGCGTTGGCAAGTGCTGGAACTACACCCGAAATGCAAAGCCAGCCAAACTGGCCGACAGTCATTGGAGTCATTGCGATACCAACCATCTGGCCAAGGTTAGCCGTGTTGCCGACTTCCGTTGCGTCAAAGCGGTAAGCACCACTGGCTACAGCCGGAGTGAGCGCACAAGTCGCACCTTGACGAATAGTCGCCGCAGCCCGAACATAGATAAACTCTCCAGCTCCCCAATAGTTATCAACAGCAGTGATAAGCATTCCGGGTTGCTGGCGGCTTGTGGTATCCGGCAGACCAAACAGCGCAATTTGCTGCAAGCCTGCGAGACTGTCTAATGCTGAATAAGGCATTATATTTCCTTTCTATTGAAATTGATAGTGGTTATTCGAAGATAACTGCTATCAGATTACGCTTTCGCTACGCCTTGGAGGCGACGATTGGTAGCGGACAAGTTACCCATCCAAAGCACTGGAATTACCACAGCGTCTTGGTTGTAAGGCTTCATATCTTCCTGTATCGACAGGTCCGCGTCCTTGTGAACTGCAAGTTCGAGGTAGTCTGTGTTTAGGAAATACATATGAGCTGCGGGAATGCCCGAACCGCCGTCGAAGATCACGTCAGCGCCTTTATACTTCAAGGTCGTGAAGCCGCCGTTAGCAGAGCTATCGTCAGTATAACGCTTTAACGATACCTGCGAGGCTTCGTAGAAGCTGAACCAGTCATTTGACGCGATGATGAGATCTGGCTTGTCATCACCACGAACTTGGTTCAACCACAATGGAAGCATGATGCCAGCCTCAATCGTTGTCGCTGATACTGTGATAGCACCACCGCCTTGCAACGGAGCCGCAGCTGACTGAACAGCATTCTGCCAGAAAGGCCAAGCTGAGGAGTCAATACCGCCAACTGAACCTGTGCCTGTGTCGGAGACTAGAGCTTGCAGACCGTTAATCTGGTTTGGCAAGGTTCCATCGCTGTAAAGGTCATAGGAGAAGTTGTTCTTGAAGGTCCGCATAGCGTTCTTGATACGAGCTTTCGCTAGCGACAAGATCTTATTTGAGCCTGAGTTCACCCGCATTTCAAGGCCAGAAGCTACGACGTTAAGCGCGATTTGACGCCATTGGTATTCAGCGGCAGTGATGACATCACTTTGCTGAATGTTCAATACGTCATAACCGGAGTAGCGCTGGTATGTTCCGTTTGTGTTGTAATCGAGTGGGGTTGTGATGGTCAGACCGCCATCTTCCTTACGATAATTACCCTTTTTCATCATATACGCATAAAGCGCATTGTTGCGAGTGATATTGTCCTTCACGTCTTTCGAGTGGTTCCGGAAAGTTGTGGAAACCAGCTCGGTGAAGGTTGCACTAGGACTTGTCATAATGTTACCTTTCTATATGATAATTAGCTACGGGCCTCGATAGCGGCCAGAGTAGCTGCGAGCGTGTCGTCCATCGTTCCGACCGGAACCGTTCCGTTCGCGGACTTGGGAATGGCAGTCACATTTGAAGCGTTTCGACGGGCTTTAGTATCTTCGCGGGTTTGCGCCTGAGCTTGTGCGGAGGTAACCGTCTCGGATGTTATCCGTTCGATCTCCTTCTGCCGAGTAACAGGATTGGCGTAGACTGCCTTGTCGTAGGCTTCGGCGAGGGTTTTGCAAACCCCCGATTTGAGGAAGATTGCTATGTCTTCGCTGACTTCCTCGAAATATGGATGGGCGGGGTCGGCGGCAAAGTTATTGACCTGCTGCGCGAAGGATTGGCGAACTTGTTCATGCTCGCGATTGGTTATGGACTTAACGCCGGTTTCGAGTTCCGCGATCTTGGCTTTCAAAGCCTCGACCTCTGGATTGACCGCTGGAGTATTGGCCATGTTCTCGGCAACAAGATTCGGATGAATGCCGTAGTGATTGAGCAGGTTAGTTGCTACGGTTAGCTTTTGCTCGGGAGTCCCTCGACTGAGCAGATAGTGGTTGGCCGCGAAATTACCGAACATCTCAACGGGGTCGATGCCCTCACTCTCGAGTATGGGCTTGAACTCAGCAATGACGCCTTCATACCGATCACCGACTTCGGCTCGACCTTTGTAAGCTTCCAAACCATTAAACATATCCTGTTCACGCTTGAGGATTTCCGCCTTGATAGACGGGTCGACGCTATCCCACTTTCCTGCGGCTTCTTTAGACCAAGTAGACGGTGCGGAGGGGGTTTCCGTTCCAGTTTCCGCACCGTCTACAGTAGATTGCTGCTCACCTCCTTTCACCTCAGACTCGGTTTGGGGAGGCGCGCCATCAGCTTCCGTCGGCGTGACCCCCGAAGTCGCGTCCTCCCCTTCCAGTTGAGTCGAACTTTCGGCATCTTCACTCTGCCCAAAAAGCTCTGAGGCTATATCCGCCAAACCGGCGGAGATGTCCAACTCTTCTGAATTGGTGTCGTCAAGGTTTACATCATCATTAAAAGGCGGCATTATAGGGCACTCCTGCTGTAGCCGAGATCAGCCCCTGCGGTAAGCTCTGTTGCCAGTGCCTCCTTTTTCGCCGAGGATAGGGACTCAAACTCTTTTTCCACTGTCTTGTCTAACTCTCTTTCAAATTCCGCATCGGCACTTGCCTTTGCCTTTTTTGCCGCCTCCGTCTCGCCGGTCTCGTAAACCCTACAACCATGTTTTGCAAGGTTATTTTCATGCTGAGCTTTAGAGCCAATCCACTCTCCTGTCACGGGGCAGTCGTAACCTACGCTCTCGACGGAGAACCTAACCGGACTAATAACGCGGGTCGCGGGTGATTGACAAGCACAATGTTGTAAGTCGTCAAAGTCGTCTAACCGGACCATGCGCTCGAACTTATGACCGGACTCGCAGATAAAATCATACAGAGGCATCGGACTCTTCCCTCTTTTCCGAAGCTTCATGTTGGGAGTTCATGGCTTCCATTTTTAGCTTATGCTGGCGCTCTTGGGCTTGAAGTTTCATGGACAGTGCGGCCTTTTGGAGTTGGAGTTCGGCTTGTTTAATCGCAAATTCTTCTCTCTGAATTTGGGACTCTAGCTGAGCTAGTTCTTTTTTCGACTCGACCTCCATCTGCATGATTTGCATCTCTAGTTGAGCTTTTTGCTGGTCGATCTTGGCTTGCTCCTGTAGTTGAAGGAGTTTAGCCTGCTCTGCGGGGTCTGGGCCTTCCTCAGGTTTTGGAGGCGCTGCCATCATTTGGAGAGCATCTTCGAGTTGAGGGCCGAAGGTATAGCGGCGGGAGACTGATAGAAGCATCTCTTTCGCGATCTCGAATGGCAAGACGCCTTTTTCGATGAGCGGAGCGACTCCGTTTAGGAATTGAGAAACGGAATTAAGCAACTCCGCTATGTCTTGCTTATCTTGCGCGGCCTCGGCGTCGATGGTTGAATTAGTCTCGATATCAATCTTGTATGACCGGAGTTTATCGTCACGGAGGAGTTTTAGGACCACTTCCCAGCTCGGAGCCGCCATAGCCTTTTCGACTTCTGGAGGAGGTGGATCGGTTGGTTGTGTTTGCGCCTGTTCAAGGGCGAGTTGGATTCTCTTCTTATCTTCCTCAAACATTAAAGGAAGCCCCGTCATGGCTGCGATGGTCTTGTCGTCAAAAGAAGTAACTGCGATTTCCAGCATAATTGCAAGAGCATCACGGCAATAGCGTTGGACCTCCTTCTGCATTTTCTTAAGCCGCAAAGATCCCCATTGGTTTTTAATATTCTGAGCCGTTGCGGTTTCGGAAGCTACAGAAGCTCCGCGAAGAATATCGGAGATGCCGGTGATCTCGTAGATTACTTGCTTAACCCTCTCACGATCAGAGAATAAGTTCTGTGCCGTGGTTGAGAGCTCTTGTAAAGGCATGAACCAGAGCATCTTGTCGATGGTGCTGCCATCAGGCATAGAGCCCATGTTTTCGACCGGTGTGAAGGTATTGTCTTCTGCCATGAGGACTTTTTCAATTCCCTCAATAGTGCTGTTATACATCCCGCGAACCTTCATGGCTTTTACAATGGCTTTAAGCCGGCGTGTGACTTCGTTCAGTTCCTGGGCTTGGGATTTGTAAACCTCGTATAAAGGTGTTGGGATTAAAGTCGTGATTTTGCGGAATAGATTGAGGGGCTTTGGAATAGGGTAGAAGTTTACAAGTTCTAAAGGGTCCTCCGTCCAGCGTAAAACGCCGTTAGGGAAGATTGCAGAGATGAAGAACATGGTCCGAGTGTTTTTATCCCAGATCTCGTAAACCTTGGCGAGTTTTACGCCCGAGCGTTGTTCGTGGGTTTCGGTCTTGTCGTTGGACTCGTCCTCATCCTCTGCGAGGTTGCTGAAATCTACGCCCTGAGCATCGGGGAAGTTCTTCGCAACTTCTTCCTTTGTCATATCCCACTCGAAGCCGATCCAAGGGACTTTTTTCCAAGTCCGCGCGTAGCCGTGAATGAACTTGTCCCATCGGACTGACTCGGCGTAAACGCCTTCTCCTGCGTAGGACTTATCTTCCATGTATTTGAAGCGGTTAAGCCCGCGATCGGTCACGATGCAGTCGAGGACTGCGGCCTGAGTCCCCTCGTCAAAGCTGTCGCAGGTGGCGGACTCGCTTTCGAGGAGATATTTCAACAACCGGGTAGAAACCTCCGCCGCGACCTTGGCCACAGGATCTGGGTCTTTGTATTTCCGAGTTACGATAGGAATGGGCTTGGCGTTGTAAAGTGCGGGCTGGAGCACCTCGACGTTGGAATATAAGATATTAAACGGGACTTGTTCCGGATGCTTGGCTTCGTAAATATCGACAGACTCCTGTCCCGCCTTGCGATAGGCCTTTTCGCGCTTTAAAGCGTCGGAGATTTCCGCCATCCATTTTTTGTGGAAATCCTTGGCCTTGTCTGACCCGTTTTCTTCAAGCATTTTCTATTTCCTTCAATATACGAGTTTGACGATTTCGCTCTACAAGTTGGCTTATCGTCATTTGATTTGGGAGTAGAGGCATTTGTAGCCCTTGTGCGATGACTGGAGGGGCGGGCTTCCAAGGACGGGACATGCAGGCGTAACGGAGCTCGTCCGCCGCGTGATCTTCTGCATCGGTGTCGAGGTCTTCGATGTTTTTCTCTTCATGCTGGAGGGTGGGCAGAGTCCGGATAGTATCTTCGCACTGGTCGGAGAAATACAGCATCGGAACTCCGTCTTCGCCGGCAAGTCGTTGTCGCACGGCTTCCCAACCTGCTTGGCGTTTGTTATCCGCCCGCCGCCAGCGGCATTTAGCCATACTCTCGGCGATGGAGGGTCCGCCGTTACGGATGAAGATTGCAGGGTCTGCAACTGCGTAGCGGATGCGCTCACCCTCTTCCATTTGAAGTATACCGTCGGAGATGCGAACTCCGCCCTCTGTTACGCCTTCTTGGACCTCGCGAGCGGTCATTTTTAATCCGATGTTTGGGCCCTTGGCTCCATACCATTCTCGGTATTTAAAAATAGCTCCATGGGGAAGGGGGTTTTCCCGAGGCCAGAGTCCATCACATATCGCATACCATCCCACCGAAAACGGTCGGGCGGAACCCCAATCGAAAGATCGGAACCGGATAGTCTGCGGAGTAATGGCTGAAATGATTGAATTTGGCTTAACGTGAAGGGCTTCACTAAATTCATCGAAAAATGCTCCGTCTACAATGTCCCAGTTACCTTCTAACCATGCCTTGACAAGCTGCTCCGAACCGGACTGTCGGAGGCGTAGGACGTAAGTCGGGTCGTTTCGGATTAGTAAGACGTTATCACCAAGTTTTGACGGGATGAAGACTCTTTCGAGTTTGACAGTTTGCTTAACCCCGTCGATTTCAATTTCGCACTCCTCCGCTATGACTTTAAACCCTGTTTTGCAGGGGTCGATGTAACGCTTTTTCACCCAGTTATGCCCAGGACCTCCAGGGTTACCAGTAAGCCGCATACCGACAGGAACACCAGTGCCAGATCGAAGAGTAGCGCGCAGCTTATCAATAGGAGATGGTGAAGGGAAGTTAGTGACCTCCTCCACGTAGACTCGGGTGTAGTTATGCCCTTGGTATTCTTCTGCATCGGAGTCTCTTTCTAAATAGACGAATTTGAGCCGAGCGCCATTTCCCATCCGCCATTCAGCTTTTTGCTCGTTATACTTCGCGCCGAGTTTTGGAAATATCTGCTTCGTCCGTGCGATGACTTCAGCAAGTTGCTTGAATTTCCGCCGGACGAAAATGCCAATCGCGCCTTCGCCGTATTCGGAAGAGTGTTGTAGCCAGTCACCGATGGAGGATTCTGTTTTCCCCCCGCCTCGAGCTCCGCCGTAAAAGACCTCGAATATCGGGCACTCCAGCAACGCGGTTTGAGGGCCGGGTTGGGGAGACCAGAGAACAGTTTGATCAGACATCGGAGTCTTTCACGATCTTCATAGCCTCCGGCTGCTCAAGCGGGTCGTGATTGGTCGTGGATGTGAAAGATTTACGTTCAATCGTATGCCCGTCGCCTCCGCCGTGAGACTTCGCCCAGTCGGTGGAGTTAAGCGCCTTCGGCGGGAGGGCGACTACAAAGTTATTCTGAATAGAGGTATTCGAGCCTGTTTTTGCGCCGAAGCCTAGAGCCTTCATCGAAATATCATAAGCCTTCAACGCCACATCGACGTTCTGCGTTAGAGCAAGCTTCTCCCCAATCACATCAAGCGCCTGCATCGCGACCCCGGTCATCCGCTCTTCCAGAGTCGCTACGAGAAAAGGGTCGGTGAGCTCCTCCCTCCGCTTCGCCAGAGCGCCTTGAAAAGCATCCGAGCCGATAATTCGGCTGATCCAAGGAACCGTCACACCAAAGCGAGTCGCGAGCTCATTCTGCTTCACCCCGGGCTCAGCTATGATAATATCAATCATCGCCTCATGCGTGTATCGGGTCTTCTGTATCCGAGCATGAGACTGGTCATAGCCCTTCGCTGCCCCAATACCCTGATACCGCTCGCTATCAAGCGAGTAATAATCCTTCTTCGCTATAAACCCTTCTGGAACTTCTGTCATAACTACCTCTACATCGCCGACCTATTCCACCACCCCTGTCATTTCCCACCCGATCCGTCAAGCGCATTGTCGAAGCCCCGCTTTTCCCAACCCCTAGCAGTTATCCCTTCCAAACTGCTAGCACATTCATACCTGCTTTTGGCTGGATCGGGATAGCAGTTTCGATTAAGGACCCACGCATGGAGTTACTATGCCCATAAACAGCCCGTATACAACCCCCCGCCTCCGGCTTGACCCACCCCCTAAGTGTTTGATAATAGGGGATAAGCTGGCGGAAATAGGGGAATTTATAACAGGGCGGGAAGGGGATAGGCTAGGCGATAGGCGACGGGGGCGTGAGCTACGGCATGGGGTGATGCGTGGGGTGATTGGGCGGTGCATGGGCGACGTAGGAGCATGGGATATTTGCGGGGGTGGTTATGGTCTTGGGCACAGTGCAGGATTGTCAGGATTGTGTCTATTTACTCTGTTATCAATATTTTTTTTATACAGGAACATACAGGGGTGGTTAACCCCGCAATGATACAGATGCAAATGGCGTTCAGGACACTCGATGATTGCCACCCCTG